GAGTGGACACTTACCAGTTTACACTCATAGTCAGGAACTAGGTTCGATCGGTCCTAGGAACCGCGCCAGTATGGTAGCTGGCTAGGCAGAGGGCTTTCTGTCTCTGCTCTAAATACCAAACCATCCCACATCATCTTCCATGATCTTGCGAATGGTCTCATAAAGTCTGTCTAAAGAATTGGGATTGGGAGGTACAGTTAATTCAATCCATTCAGCCATGTCGTCCAGCGTTGCACTGTACATCACAGCTTCATCCAGAGAGGTGAATGGTCCCACGTATTGGACAGGACTACGCCCACGGTTCTTGAATACCTTAACAATGTATGCCATATTAAATCTCCTTCAAGAGCTTGACAGCTCTGCCCAAATCAACCCCAATGCTCAGCAATTCTTCCTGCACATGGGGTTTTATTCCCTTGACACAAGAGGCACACTCCAGACTCATCAGAGTCAGTTCAAAATCTCCATTGTTAAGATGTTTCATAACTTCCGACATGAAAGTAGAAAACAGAATTTCCCCTTCCTTCGTCATCACATTCTCCTTTTCAAGACATCCAAATTGGATAACAATTCAAGGCGATTAACAAATTGTTAGTCTCCACCGATCCCATTGAGCTACGTGCCATCACTAGGATGTAATCCACCAAAGCCTCCTGAATGCCTCCATCACGAAGCCTGATCCGTAATTGAGTCAGGGCGTAGTTCTTAATCCAAGCGTCGACCTCATGCAGCTCCGACAAAGGAAACTTACTAAGATCATGAGATAAATGTATCTCTTTAACCCGCTCTTCAGTTATTTTCATTTCTTTTCCCCTTGCTTGAAATCTCTGGATAAATTTCCAGTGTCATAATTGTAACACGATGGAAAAGTTAGCGCAATCTAACTTGACTTTGCCATTCAGGCTTATCTGAAAATCGGGTCTATTCGGGACTTTGATCCACCGCGTTAGCAACGACACACTGTGTGCACCGACCTGTCATAGTCGGAACATTGTGGCAGAATGGTGTTCATAGTCTGGAGAGAACAAGGCAGGACTAATTATACTTAATGTTTTAATTGTTTGGATAGACCGTCACACTGTTTGTTTGGACCTGTCATAAATAAAAATTTTGTGCGGTGCAACAATTCATATTGCAGTGCAACAAGAACATAACGCCACATGCACTTGCATGTTGCAACGCACAATGGCGGAAACCAGACAAAGAAAAACCCCCAGACCTTTCGGCCTAGGGGCTAGTTAGTTTAGCTGCTAGGGATTAAGCAGCGGCGGTTGTGCCGTTGTTAGCGGCCTTGGCCATCTTCTCATGCAGCGCAAGGTAACGCGGGCGAACGATAGTCCAAAGACTATCGAGCGCGAGGCAAACCTTGCCGATCGACAGAACGGTTTCATCAGCGTCTTTGTCCTTGCTGGAAACCTTAGCCAACAGTTGAGCGTAACGCTTCTCCCCTGCATCGTCTTCCTGATCGACGGCAGAAGCCAGCACATTGAACAAAGTCAATGTCTGCTCAACCGTAACAGGAACCTTGTAGTCAGTGCCTTGAGCATTGGCGGCCGCCTTACCAGTGTTGCGCGGCGCCCTTGCAGCGGTAGCCTTGAGGCTTTCAATTGATCCCTTGTCTTCTGCCTGCCCGGCCTTCTCGGTATCAAAGGCGAGGAATTGAGAGACGGTAACAACTTCGTCTTCCTCAGTCTGACCGGACGGATCAATTAGGCGGATCAGTGATCCCTTCACAACCATGACTTCCTCGCCCTTGTCATTCTTCTGCTTGAAGAAAGGCATCTTGATCGTAACCCGTTCCGGGTTCATCTTGGCAACTGCTTCAACCTGATGAAACAGCATGGCACCGCGAGTTAAAGCGGTGCGCATATCGGCGAGGAATTGCCGCAAGCGTTTCACCTCAACCGCGCGTTCACCCGTGTTCATCTTGATAACGTCGGGCGGTACGCCTTCACCTTGAGCCTGCTTCAAGTGCTCGATACGCTCACGGATAGAGATTGCCTTTGAGGTGGAGTTTACAACGTCGGTGAACCATGAGCCGGGAACCTTGCGCGTTCCGTTTTCAGTCTTCACCTCGGTTGTATATTTGTCATAAGGAAGATTGCCAGTCTCCCCAATCTTGGAGCCGACCACCGGAATTGCATGACCTTCTTCATCCGTGAAATGGGTTTCAAGAAATAGGAAGGTCTGCAACGGTCCCATACGTTCCAGCTGTTTGGCTTCTGCAACGCTGGAAAGCAGGTTCGACAAAGCCTCGCCGCCTTTGTTGGCGAAAGCCAAAGCCTGAATGTGGCCCTTGCGAGCGGTAATGAAAATGGTGTTGCCGTTGGTTTCAGTGTTAGACATTGTCTTCTCCGTTATGATAGGCTTAACTGGCCATCGTCAGGCACCGCGTTACGGTGCGACCTGCCAACGTGTGACAGGTTTCGGCCTTATCTTGATTGCCTTAGTTGCACCACATATTGAAACGGGTAAGGGCGATAAAGCAACCATAAATCCAGCGTTCTAACATCACGTAACGCTGGCATTGGATAGCGCGGCGGACAATGTTCCTTTGCCCGAATATAATCGTTCATGTGACATATGTTTGCACATTCATCACATTGTTTAGCACAAGCTTCCCGTCCCCAGTTTTCATCCTTCATTGACTTATCCGACATGCAACGGCGGATATGAGCATGAACCAAAGCACATTCATGCGAAGGGCGCGACATGCGCAATGGTCCGCTGAAATTGCCGCTTGGGTTATGTGGTTCCATTACATAGCCATCACGCAAAGCACTTTCGATTGACCAGATAGGATTTTTCATCGTTGCAACTCCCGTAGCGCCCACATTAGACGCGACCATGATCGCCGGCAATACGTGTAACGGAGAGACTTTCGGAGCAAACGTATTGCGTCGTTTGTCCGGCCTTCACTAATGGCAGTAACCGCAAAGTCCGCATATATCCGAGCTGTGCTATTCATTTCTATTCCCCTCTATCAATTCCAAAGAGTATTATACGCCTTTAGAAAGTTAGTGCAATGCTCCTAAGACATGGCAGCTATGATCTAAGGACATAACAGCCTTATCTAATTACCTTTAGTAATGAAATCAAAGACTTAGCCTATGGAAATCCCATAGCTAAGCCATTGATATTCTTTAGATATACCTAAGTAATGCCTTGGATTGCCTAAGAGATATATCCCTTGATTAGGTTACTTCAAGGTAACTTTAGGAAACTCTAAAGATACTAATGTTACTTAAGAGTAGAATACACTATCAGTGTTTTAGTTGTCTTTGGTCCTACCATTTCCCCCTAGTCAATGGTCCTACCAATACACTTCGGATATTCCGAAATCATGCAGATGCATCCTTTAAACCCTCCCAAGGGGGTCTAGGGGGGTCATTTGGCGCTGTTGAAGTACCCCTAAAAAATTACTCGGAGAAATTTTTCAAACGAAGATACTTCCACTTAGGCATCTTCCATTTCCAACGTCTAATTCCCTTTTTCATAACTCCCTCAAAAATTCAAATTCAAAAGGTCCATGTAACAAACCTGCAGGATAACTATCCCAATCCCATATATACCAACCATCACTCAATTCTATCTTTTTATAATGCATTTTAACCAATTTCCTTGAATTTCATCATATAGCTGTTTAAACGCAATTAGAAGCCCGTACGTGCGTTTTACATGTTCTCCGGTAGTCTGGTACTCCCAAGCCATTTAAACGCACCAGTGACCTTCTAATTGAATCCTAGGGCCTATCTGGAATGTCTTGCTCCTGTAATCTTTGAATTTCATACATTCCACGTTCTCCGGGAGTTCTTTTGCCCATTTCTTCCTTAGGAGCATTAGTCATTTCCTCCATAAGCTTACTAAGCTTCTCTACTTCCATCTTATGCTGTTTAACCTCTTCTATTACCTTCAGTAATTGTTTAGAGTTCATCTTACGATACATTGATAACCTTTACCTCTACACCTTTAGTCTTAGATTGATTAATCATATCTTTAGTTCCTATACTATCCTTAGCTAAGAAAGCTATTACTAGATCAGGTTTACCTTCTTCTAACATCTGCTTATTCCTTATACGACCTGCCGCTTTACCATACATATTCCAATCAGCAGGGTATTCTTCTATGGGAATATTATTCCTAAGTCCCCATAAATGGGCTTGCATATCTGCTCCTCTAGCGGACCCATGAATTACCGTAGTAACCTTTCCTATGTAATTATCCATTACTTCATCGAACGATTCTGTATCAATGAAATTTCTACTTCCACACACCAATACTCGCATCTTAACCTTTCTAATAAAAAATTTAACTTGACATAGTATTATAAACCTTGCTATAATATTGTCAAGTCAGTTTATCACCTCCGGTGTGATGTAAATATAGGAACATAAAGTGAGCTTTAAGACAGTACAGAAGAAGATAGCTAAGAAGGAAGGTATCTCTGCAGATAGAGCAGGAGCTATCCTTGCTAGTGCTTCCCGTAAAGCTTCTCCTTCAGCTAAACGTAAGAATCCTAATCTAAAGAAAGTTAAGTAATGGCTGACTATTCCATCCAATCTATTTCTTTATTCAATCTAACATATGATGGACCCTAACCTATTCATAGCCGCTACAGGCGTTCTTCTGACTATATTCGCTGCAATATGGTCCCTAGCTTGGTGGCTATCAGGACAGTTCTCCCAAATTAGAGATCTAATACATACTCGTGTTGAAAACGTGATGCATGAATTCCAAGATAAGCTTGAATATCACGAGAAACACGATGACAGCCGTTTTGATAAAGTAACCTCCGTTCTAAACAACATTAACAATCAGATTTGGGAAATGCGTGTATTCAACGCTTCCAAACTAAAGGAAACCCCTAAGTAACTATGGCCACCCTATACATTACTGAATTCAACGCTATCCCTTCTGCTACAGGTAATTCTATTCAGATTGCTTCCCAACCCCCTCTTGCTTCTCAGACCGTAGCTATCTCCGGAGCTTCTGCTGCTTCAAGTGCATTCAACGCTAATACTAACTTCGTGAGAATTCACACTGATGCAATCTGTTCCGTATCTTTCGGTACAGCTCCCACAGCTACCACATCCCTCATGAGACTGCCTGCAGACAGTACAGAATACTTTGCAGTGCCTTACAACCAAGCCTACAAAGTCGCTGTTATTTCTAACACCTAAGGTTTAACATGAGTTTAGGAACATTAGGAGCTCTAGGCAGATTAGGTTCATCTAAGAAATCCTCTTCCTCCACCAACTTTGTCCTCCTTGAAGATGGCACACCTCTACTGCTAGAAAATGGCAGCAATTTACTTTTGGAGTAATAATATAAATGTCTAGTAAACTATCCGCCTTATCTTCAATGAGCACACTAGATGGCTCAGAGTTGATCTATGGCAGCCAAGGCGGTACAAGTAAGAAAACTACCACTGCACAACTCCGTTCCTCTACTTTCGTAGCCCCAACATTCACAGCTAACGCCTACACCACTGTCCTCGCTGATCTCCAGACAGTCCTAGGTGTAGATGCATCAGGTGCAGAAAAGACAGTAACTCTTTTGTCTGCCGCAACAGCTGGTACCGATGCAATCCAAACTATCGTCAAGACAGATTCCAGTACCCTTCGGGTAATAGTCAAGAATCCCTCTGCCGTTATCATTGGGGTTCTTACTGCTAAAGGACAATCAATGTCCTTCCGAAGTGATGGTTCTAACTGGATGAGACTTGGTATTGATGGATATAAAACACCATTCTACGAAGTCGGTCGAGATTATCCTCCAGTTCCGTACCCTTCAACGTATTCGACATTCAACACTCCAGTTCAAGATAAGTTGTATTTCTGTCTTATTGTAGTACGTGATCAAGCTAAGATAGATGCTCTGCTATATAACCGCGTCAACGCAGCGACTGGAACCATTAAATGTAAACTAGCGTTATATGGTCTAAATTCTGCTAACTGGTATAAGCCAGACGGCGGATCATTGCTCGCACAGTCCTCAGCTGAAATCACCCAAAGCACTGGCGGCGGCGGTGTCGATACCTCTACCCTAGACAGCACTGTCTTAGTAGACCAAGGCGCTGTTTGGGCTGCTGTTATGTTCGGCGGTGGCGGTACTACTGTCGCTCAAACACTTTCGATGAACCAGCCTGTATCCGGACTTTTCGGTGGTGCTGCAGTAGCCGAAGCTGTTGGCTCATCTACTGCTACTGGCAAAGGTTGGACTGCAGCTAATACTTATAACAACGGTTTCCCCTCGACAGCTCCCGCGTGCACGATCTGCACCGGTACTACTGCTGATCCGGCGATACCTGCCATAGGATGGCGAGCTGCCTAATGCTACCCTTGACCTCGACAAGGTCTTATAAAGATTTTGGTCTTAGACCATGGCCTAACAGTTTAGCTCCATTGGCTATTTATCACGGTTACGGCAATGTCAATGCCGAAGATACCCTCACCATGGACCGCATGCTGAACAAAGTTGTTCCATGGGGGCATGGCTTTGTAGACCAAGCTGATTTTGCGAATCTTTCTTCATCCGTAGGTAGTGTCAGCAGTGGCAGCGGAGGAGCTATTGCATCACACCTACGTATGGGACGAACTAACGTCGTAGTGTCAGTTCCTCTGGCAACCAATACGGCAAGTCAAGCCTTATCGGACGTTGCTGCTGGTACACATGATTCTCGCTTCACAGCGATGGCAAATGCCATTCTAGCGTTAGGTCTCACTGCACCTGTATTTAGATTAGGATGGGAGTTCCAGATTTCATGGCCTTGGCAGGTCACTGATTCTACTTCTTCTGCAAATTATATAGCTGCATTTAGACGAGTTGTCGGACTGCTTCGTGCAGTAATTCCAAATTGCAAGATATGCTGGTGTATCAATCCCGGAGTCGGAGCTTATGATCCGGTATTAAGCTATCCCGGTGATTCCTACGTCGATTACATCGGAATAGACGCTTATGATTCTTCACAACATGCTGCTACACAAGGAGCAGACGGCGTAAACGCTGATATCCGTTGGACTCGGGATGTTGTAGGAAGTCTCGCCAGTACAGACGATGGCACCACAGCTCCTTACGGACTAGCTTGGTTAGCTTCGTTCGGTGCGTCCCACAGCAAAGGTATTTGTATTCCTGAATGGGGATGTATTTATCAACCGGGGAACGTAAACCATAATTGCGCTGATGATCCAACCTATATCACCAATATGTTAAATTGGATTGTAGCCAATAACGTCGTGTTTCATGGGTACTTTGAAAGCAACTCTACTCCTACGACCTTGAACTATTCGCTGTCAAGATCAACCAATATAATCGGTGTTGCACCTTTCTATCCTCTAGACAACAAGCCGAATTCTGCTGCAGCTTTCAAAGCTTTTTATGACCAGTATTAATTATTTTGAGTAAAACTCCCAAATCCGATATTTTATCTGCCCGAGAAGATCGCAGGAAACTGGCTGAATCTTCCTTGGAAGAATTCATTAAGCTGGTACATCCACGACGGTTTTTGGGTTCAATTCACAGAGAGATTATAAGCTGGTGGACTAGCACAGATGCTAAGTCTCATCAGCTTTTATTGCTTCCACGAGATCACATGAAGAGCGCCCTCATCGCTTATCGTGTGGCTTGGGAACTAACTAAGAATCCTGCGTTAAGATTTCTTTATATTTCATCAACAAGTAATCTAGCTATTAAGCAATTGAAATTTATCAAAGATATCTTAACCAGTGACATTTACACCACCTATTGGCCAGACATGGTCATCAAAGAAGAGTCCAAGAGGGAAAAGTGGACTGAAAGAGAGATCTCAGTTGATCACCCAAGACGGAGAGAAGAAAACATTAGAGATCCTTCTATTTTTACCGCTGGTCTTACTACGAATATCGTTGGCTTGCACAGTGACGTTAACGTACTGGATGATGTCGTTGTCTGGAACAATGCGTACACAAAAGAAACTAGAGAAAAAGTCCTAGATCAATACGGTGCTCTTTCTTCCATCGGAGGAACTAATAGCCGTGTTTGGGTTGTCGGTACAAGATACCACCCAGAAGATCTATATGGAACTTTACAAGCACGTGAGGTAAGACAATATGATTCAACTGGTAACTTGGTCAAGAACGAATCGCTGTATGATTTCAGAGAATGGCCAGTCGAAAATGTCGGAGACGGTACGGGAGAGTTCATCTGGCCCCGTTCCCAAGCCCCTAACGGACAGTGGTACGGCTTTAACGCCGAAATACTTGCGACGAAGAGATCGGACTATACAAATCAAACCCATTTCAGGGCGCAGTACTATAACGATCCATACGACGTCGATTCGTCCCCGATTAAAAGAGAGTATTTCCAATACTACGACCCCAAATACATTACCAAGCAAAACTACAGATGGCACTATCAACGAGAACCTCTGAATCTTTTTGCGGCGGTAGACTTCGCATTTACTACATCTAAGAACAGTGACTTCACAGCCATTGTGGTCATAGGCGTAGATATACACAAAAACTACTATATCCTAGAGATAGATCGTTTCAAAACAGATACCCCTTCAGAATACTTCCGTAGGATTATTAAACTCCATGAGAAATGGGGATTCAGAAAGATACGAGCTGAAGTTAACGTAGGGCAAATTGTCCTAGTGAATGACTTCAAAGAGAACTACATCCGTAAATATGGATTAGCTCTATCTGTAGATGAATATAGACCTACCAGATCATTAGGTGTCAAAGAGGAGCGCATCCTAGCTACTCTAGAACCTAGGTATCAGAACAGACAAATATGGCATTACGTAGGAGGTCATTGTCAGACTCTGGAAGAAGAATTAATTTACGTCAACACTGCACACGATGACGTCAAAGACGCCCTAGCTTCTGCAATAGACTATGCCGTAGCTCCAATCAATTATACACGCATTCAAAAAGAAAATTCTAATGT